AAAACCTTCGGATAAAAAACGAAGAAAAACAAAAGAAATGATTGCTAATAGCAAGAAAGCAAAAAAATTACGTGAAAGAAATTTATAGATTTAACGTTATATTTGATATATATATTATGGTCAAGGCTGCTCGTAAGTCCTTTTGACAGCGTTAAATGAAGCTTATAAGCTTCGGATACGGACTAACGTTTTTGGTGTTTTTATGGTCCTTAAATAAACGAAAACACCACTTATTGATATTCACTAGGGAACTGGTAGGGATCCTCAGCCTAGTGAATTTCTATAAGTACATACGTGCTTATATAATAGAAGTTGACCAATAGGTTGCATTTGGCTCCTGTGTTGGCTTCACTAAAAAAAGGAAAAAATGTTAGATATAAACAAACTAACCAGGACTCTTATTGTTTCTCCTGGTTCAAAATACATAGAAACAAAAATAATACCAATAAGTAAGATATACATACCAAAGACTGCTAAGGGTAAAACTCTTAACAGAGCTAGGAAAAAATATCTTAATCAAGACCACATTAACAAACTAGCAGTAGCTTTAAAGGAAATAGATTACTCTAAAAGACCACCGATTGTTACAAAAAAACATCAATGGGTTGACGGAGTATTTTATGAATATGAACTTGTTGCTGGTGCTCATAGATTTTCAGCGTTTGGAAAAATGGGTGTTAATGAGTGGATATTTGATGAATACGAATTAGGAACACAAGGTGTTAAATCTGATTTGGCAATGTCAACTTTACAAATTAGAGAAAACGACCATCAACCTGAACTTGCAAGTACAGCTGATGACTTGACTAATATTATGTCATACCTAATTAGTAAAAATCTTATAGGTAATACTGAGCAAGCAATAACGGACTATCTTACAGAGAATACAACAAACTTACACCATACTACTTTTAAAAAGGTGGTGTTATCAACTGTTAGAAAAAACGGTGCCTATCAAGACATAAGAACTTTTCCGTCTAGTGATATACCATCATTTATGGAAAAGAATATCAATAAAGGTGAAAAATACCCTTATGTTTGTGGTGGAAGTCACGATACCAATAGAGATAAATTTGGTTGGTCTGTTTTAGAAGGATACGAATATGAGTATCTTACCAATGCATTGAAAAGATTAGATGAAACTGATAAAGCTTCATACTTTTTATTGCATACTAAAGCACCTACTGAAAAAAGAGGTCTTGATACAAGAAGAAAAGATATGAGAAAATCTTTTGAACAACTTGAAAGAGGTATAGAAAAGGCATACAAGTATAAAAAGAAACATGGTGAGTGGCCATGGAATATTGAAGCCTTTCTAGGACAAGATGTTAAAAACAAAGAAAGTAATTTCTTAACCACTATCTAAAATAATTTTTATAGGGGTTGTAATTTAAAAAACAATCCCTATATAAATAACTGTAGACGCCATAATGGGTCTACTAACATTAACTTGCTTAACAAAGGAGATAAAATGACTAATAAAGCAATTTCAATTTTCAATCAATTAAGACCACTATCAGTAGGATTTGATGAGGTGTTTGACCAATTCCAAGGAATGTTTGATCACCAATACGATTCTATAAACACTCCAAACTATCCACCATACAATATAGTTAAGACAGGACCTAATAACTATGCTATTCAGGTTGCTCTTGCAGGCTATGGTAAGAAGGACGTTGTTGTGTCTTTTGAAGAAAATACCTTAACAATTAAATCTGTTAAAGACGAATCAGAGAAAGAGGTTGAGGACAATGATGGCATGCTACACAAAGGTATTGCCAAACGTATGTTTACCAAGTCTTTTACTATTGCCGATGATGTAGAAATCAAAGGTGCTGAACTAAAAGATGGTCTTTTAAGTGTTTCTATGGAAAGAATCATACCAGAGAACAAAAAGGCTAGAACAATACAGATAAAATAAACAAACTTAAAGGGAAAGGGAGCATTGACTTCCTTTCTCTTTTATTATATAATGAAAGTATATTATGATTAAGATACCAAAAATAACATTTAAGACTAGAGTTGGTGACCTGAACGAATCAGGAGAATGTAACTTTGAAAACGGCAAATGGGTTGATGTAACATCAGCTAATCTCTTTGACAATAAAAGAGTTGTTTTGTTTAGTTTACCAGGTGCTTTTACACCTACATGTACATCACAACAACTACCTGGTTTTGAATCAAGTACAAAAGCTTTCAAGATTTCTCACAACATAGATGAAGTTTATTGTGTTTCAGTAAATGATTCGTATGTGATGAATGCTTGGGCTCATGCTTCAAATATAAAAAACGTTAAGATGATACCAGATGGTAATGGCGAACTAACAAGAGCATTAGATATGTTAGTTACCAAAGAAGCCATTGGTTTTGGTTATCGTTCTTGGAGATATGCAGCTATAATAAATGACGGTGAGATAGAGAAAATGTTTGTAGAACCTGGTAAAGAGATCAACGATCCTTCGGATCCGTATGGTGTTTCTTCTCCAGAAAACGTTTTATCTTACTTACAAGTAAAAGAAATTAAAGAGTCAGTTTAAGGCTTGACTTTTTATTTGATCTGTAATAGGATCAATAATGCGGATATAGTATAAAAGTATTATGAGAGATTTCCAATCTTTAGAACTTGGGGCAGTACCAAGTATCCGCTCCATTAAACAATGAAAAAAGGTGAATATATAATGAACTTGTCAACAGAAACAATTGCTATGTTAAAAAACTTTTCTGATATTAATCAGAATATTTTAATTAAGCCAGGAAATAAAATACAAACTATTTCCAATATGAGAAATATTTTAGCAGAAGCTGAAATAAAAGAAAAATTTGATAGCGAATTTGCTATCTATGATCTACCACAATTTTTAAGATCACTAGACTTATTTAAAAGTCCTGAACTTAAATTTAATGGTGGTTCTAGCATGACAATCAGTGAGGCTAAATCTAGTAAATCAGTTAAGTATTTCTTTTCTGATAAATCTACTGTATTTACACCTAACAAGATTAATATGCCAGATAATCATGTCACATTTACATTAAAGAACGATGACTTAGCAGAATTACACAAAGGTGTTACAACGTTAAATCTACCAGATGTATCTGTAATAGGTGATGGTAAAAACATTAAACTTGTTGCAACAGATAAGAAGAATAAATCTTCTAACGAAGTATCTACCGTAATTGGCGAATCAGATGTTAAGTTTACTGCTTACTTTAAATCAGAAAACTTTAAAATGATACCAGATGATTACGATGTAGCAATCTCAAAAGCAAAAATATCCAGTTTCATTTCTAGAGGTAAGAACGTACAATATTGGATCGCATTAGAACCTGATTCAGAATTTTAATGATAGTTAAAAAAACTGAATGGCACTCTGTTTCCTCCGAGTTTACATACAACGTAGATGACGAGGCAATCATTAAGGAGTTTGGCTCTGTACAACGATTTAAAGAAATCATATCACACCAAGAACAAGAATTTAAAAGTCCTTTAGAAGCAATAGGTGAAAAACCTAGTGATGAAGAACATGATAAATTTTGGGAGTTTTTAAGTGAACATGATTATGATAGAGAAGACGATTGGTGGACAGATAGAAAAGGTGGCTATGATGTCACTGTAAAATATGATGAAAAAAAATAAAGTGAGGTTTATATTATGGCAGATTTCTTATGGGTGGAACAATACCGTCCAAAGACTATTGAAGATTGTATCTTACCAGAAGATACAAAGAAAACATTTTTAGAATTTTTAGATAAAAAAGAATTACCTAATATGTTATTAACCGGTACTGCTGGTACTGGTAAAACAACTGTAGCACGAGCCTTGTGTGAACAACTAAATTTAGATTATATCATAATTAATGGTTCAGATGAGGGTCGTCAAATAGATACCTTGAGGCATAAGATTAAAAACTTTGCAACAACAGTATCTTTTAATACAGAATCAAAACACAAAGTAGTCATAATTGACGAGGCAGATTACATGAACGCCGAGTCTGTACAGCCTGCTTTAAGAAACTTCATAGAAAGTTTTTATAATAACTGTAGATTCATATTTACTTGTAACTATAAGAACAAAATCATACCAGCTTTACATAGTCGTTGTACTGTTATTGACTTTAAGGTCACTAATGGTCAAGTTAAGAAGACAGCTATAGCATTTATGCAACGTATGGAGGGTGTCTTAAAAGAACAAGAGATTGAGTATGATAAGAAGATATTAGCTCAGTTAATTGAGAAACATTATCCAGACTTTAGAAGAACTATAAACGAACTTCAAAGGTATTCTGTACGTGGTAAGATTGACAGTGGTATATTATTCAATTTAAAAGAAACAGATTATAAGAATCTTATGAGTTTCTTGAAGAAAAAAGAGTTTGATAATATGAGAAAGTGGGTAATCCAACATTTAGATATAGACGCTACTGATTTATTCAGAGGTGTATATGATAATCTATCTGGTACCTTGGATCCTAAATCTGTACCACAAGCAATACTTATTATTGCTGGATATCAATACAAGGCTGCCTTTGTAGCAGACCATGAGATCAATGTAATCGCTTGTTTGACCGAGATTATGGCTAATTGTAAGTTTAAATAACTGGATGTATAAATACGATCAAGAATGAATATATCATTTACAACATTAAAGATAAAGGTAAGAAAAAAGAAGTGGCAAGAAGAACAATTTTTAGGAAATTTATAGTAAAATTAAGAATGTGGTATGCAGATATCAGAGGACATCATGGAAAACGTTGGGACTATGAGCCGGGTGATCACTATATGGGCAGAAACAGATTTAGAAAGTAGCCCTTTTAGCTCAGCTGGTAGAGCAACTGATTTGTAATCAGTAGGTCGTCTGTTCGACTCGGACAAAGGGCACCAGATTTATATTATGTACGAATTAAAAGACTATTTAAAAGCAATAAACGAATCAAAAGAGAACCTTTTGAACTCCACCGATACGGCCTGGACTAAAAAATACCCTCCATACATCATAAATAAGTGTTTATCCATGTTCTATGACACACTAGCACATGCTAATGAAATGAATGGTTATCACTTCTTGGACAAAGATATACAGTTTACTTTTTTACTAAATAGTATCAGACCAAAGAAACGTTTTGGTGGCCGATGGCTTAAGCAAACAAAACTAAATGACTTGGAATATGTTAAAGAGTATTATGGCTATAGTAATGAAAAAGCAAAGCAAGCCCTATCTATACTCACAAAAGAACAAATTAATAAGATTAAAGAAGCCACATACAAAGGCGGGAGAACTAAATGAATGAAGAAGTTAAGTGGTTGCAAGATAGCATGTTAGAAGTAATGTTAACTCAACCAGATGATTTTTTAAAGGTCAGAGAAACACTTACTAGAATAGGTGTCGCAAGTAGAAAAGATAAAACATTATTTCAATCTTGTCATATTCTACATAAACAAGGAAAATATTACATAGTACATTTTAAAGAGTTGTTTGCTTTAGACGGCAAGAAAGCAACTCTAATCAATAACGATATTCAACGTAGAAATACTATTGCTATATTATTACAAGACTGGAATTTAATAGATATTGTTGACAAAGAAACAGCAAAATCAAACAAGGCACCATTATCACAAATTAAAGTATTACCATTTAAAGAGAAAAAAGAGTGGATATTATCTGCTAAATATAATATAGGTAAGAAAATAGTTAAGGAAGATAATGCAGATACCAAAGTTTAAAGACTATATAACAGAGAACAAACAGACACGTAAGGATAAAGCAATGACAGTTGCTATCCTAACTATAAACGATTCAGATAAACCTAACAAGGATTCAACTGTTGAACTTATAGAAAAAGCTTGTATCAAACAAAAGATTAAATGTATTATAGTCAATACAAAAACAACCATTATCACAGGTAAAGATGAAGATAAGAACACCCTAACGGTGTTTAACTACGATGGTAAGAATGGTGAACATACTTTCGTAGGTAAAGATACTGCCTGTATAACAAGAGGTGGTGCAGTGGAAGAC